ATACAGACCTGGAAGTGGCGAGACTATTACTGCTGGAAGTATTAATGATTTAAAATCTAAAGGCAGGGCTGTAGCATACAAAGCAATCGATCTTGATGGTAAAGCAAACAATTCACGTTTGTTTGATATAGCAGCATGGTTAAAAGACAATGCCTATTTTGATGAGTTGATTTTATCATATGACACGAATGAGTGTATAGGAGACAACCCTATTTTATCTGGTAGAATTATAATTACTATGCCAGAAATTGATGATAATTTCACAGGAAACTTCAAGAGAGAGGTTTATACAGAGTTTAATGGTAATAGATTATCTCAAGGTGAATTAGTAGAGGTATTATTATCTAATGACGAAACTAATCTTTATTATGTTGAGGGTGGAAATCAGTGGGTACTTTATAGATCTGGTTTATCACAATTCAATAAAGACATTCGCCCAGAACTTTATAATAAGTTAGTAACCATTGCAAAGGCCTTTGGGCGACCATTAGAGGTTACTAGTGGCAGAAGACCGCCAACTAGCACTGCTGGCGTTGGAAGTAGAAGTAAACATGTATCGCGAGATGCTGTTGATATATTGACTCCATTTAATGATAAGGATACTGAAAGACTAATACAAATCGCTATTTCAAATGGAATTAGAGGTATTGGAATATACAGAGAGCCATCACGTGGTGGCGGCAGCACATTTAATGGTTTGCATTTAGATATCAGATCCGGAAGCAAGGCTGCATGGGGTGACAACTATAGTAGAACCAGTCTCTATCGTTACCCATGGGCTCATACGGTTCTTAATAAAAATGGATTCCCAACTAGCTGAATTAACATATAAATAATGCTAAAAGAGATTAACTATGGCTACTACTAGAGTATTATCAAAACAGGATGCTAATCAGAATACTAGTACTCTTATTACTAGTCGTTCTAGATTATATCGTGACATTGATCTATCATTTACTGTAAAGCCTAATGGTGAATTGTATGTAAAAAGAGATGCTGCAGCTGTTACTCAGGCTCTAAAGAATCTAATTCAAACTAATCACTTTGAAAAACCATTTCAGCCATTTTTTGGTGGAAATATTAGGGCTATGTTATTTGAATTAGTTGATGAAGACACTGAAGAGGATGTAGCAGAGCAAATCATTAAAACTATTAATGACTATGAGCCAAGAGCAAGACTAAGAAATTTAGATGTAAATCTAGAGGCAGATCAGAATACTCTTAGTGTTAAAATAGAATATCAAGTTGTAAACACGGATGAAGTTATTACATTTACAACATCAGTATCAAGGTTGAGATAAAATGGCAACAACAATAAGATCAACAGCTTTAGATTTTGATAACATCAAAAACAATCTAAAGGTATACCTGGCAAATCAGGAGCAATTTAAAGATTATGACTTCGAGGCGGCAGGGATATCAAACATTCTAGATGTTCTTGCTTACAACACTCATATCAATGCTCTAATAGCCAACTTTGCCCTAAATGAATCATATCTGCCCACTGCACAGTTAAGATCTTCAGCCGTATCGTTAGCAGAGGGTATTGGTTATGTTCCTGATTCTGACAAAGCTGCACAGGCTAAAGTTAGATTATCATTTAGTTCTGATGCATCCGGTAGACCAGCAACTGTTACATTGCCTGCTTATACAAAATTTACAACTGATGTTGACGATGTACAGTATACATTCCAAACAATCGAAGCTTATACTGCTACTGATAATGGTTCAGGTTTTTATGAGTTTAAAACTTCAAGTGATATTGCTGAAATACCTCTATATGAAGGTACACTCAAGTCTAAGACATTCTTAGTCGGAGAATACGAGGACAATCCAGTTTACGTAATTCCAGATACAACAGTTGATGCTGATACAGTTACTGTAAAGATTTATGAGAGTGCTACTTCTACTACATTTGTATCATATCAAAATATTCTAAAAGCTACATCTATCAATGCACAATCGACCGTATATATTTTAAAAGAGTCACCAAACGGTTACTTTGAATTATCATTTGGTGATGGAAACACATTTGGTATTGCCCCATCTTCAGGTAATAGAATTGAGGTTCAATATCTGTCTACTAAGGGTGATGTGGCTAACGGTGCTGGAGTATTCACACCATCAAATACCTTCACATCAGGCTCTATTTCTGAGGACCTTACAGTCACTACTCTTGTTAATTCAGTTGGCGGTGGAGAGAAAGAGTCTATCGAGTCAATCAGACAAAATGCACCTTTCCAATATGCTACGCAAAATAGAATGGTAACAGCGGCTGATTATTCATCACTCATATTACGTAATTATTCAACCCTTATTGATGACATCGTATCATGGGGCGGGCAAGACGCGTTAAAGCCTGAATTTGGTGCTGTCTATACATCTATTCTATTCAAAGATACTGTATCAGCTGAAACTCAAACAGCCACAAAAAACGCAATATTAGATCTAGCTGCACAGCTTGCTATTGTTTCATTTAATTTGAGATTTGTCGATCCGATTACTACGTTTGTAGAGGTCGATACATTCTTCCAATTTAATCAGAATTTGACAGATCAAACTTTGAATACTATTACAAATAGCGTATCTAGTACTGTTTCTAACTATTTTACAAATAACACAGGCGAATTTAATCAGGCGTTTAGAAGATCTAATATGTTGACACTTGTCGACGATACAAGTACAGCTGTGTTGTCTTCTCGTGCTAATATTAGAATGCAGCAAAGATTTACTCCCTCTGCTCCATCACTCGTATCGGTTATTAATAGATTGACAAATGTCACTTTGAACAATACACAGTTAAATAAAATATTAGAACTCACTGTTGACAGAGCTTATATCTCTGCAGCGAACTATATGATTAATAATTCTTTGACAAGTAATAACTTAACATATTTAGTTGATGAATTAAGTGCAGCAAATAACAATACATCCCAACAACTATTGTTCCCTGTGGCTATTGCACCAGCTGATGACGACACATATACTATTACATCTAATGAATTCACTTTCAATGGTGAAAATTGTATCATAAGAAATAAATTAAGCTCAACAATTTTGCAAATTGTCACAGCAGCTGGGGGTATCGTACTCAGTGATAATGTAGGTAGCTTTAATCCAATAGCAGGAACTGTCACTGTTAACTATTTTAATCCTACTGCTATTAGTCGTGGTTTATCAGTTATTAAACTTGCTGCAGTTCCAGCAAATCAGAGTGTCATAGACCCAACACGAAACGAAAGAATCGTGTACGATCCAGATCGTTCTACAACTAATCCAGTACTTACAACAGCGCAAAATTAATGTCTCATAAAGATAGAACAAAACTAGATAATAATAGACGTTTATTAAATCTGCAAAGGTCAGAAATCTCTAACGTATTACCAGAATACTTTGGAGAAGACTTTCCTAATTTAATAGAGTTTATGGATGCCTATTATGAATGGCTAGAGGACTCTGGAAATCCTGGAAACTATATCCATAAGCTCTATAGAAACAGAGACGCTACTCAAGTACCGAGTACACAACTACAGTACTTAGAAGATGAATTGCTACTCGGCCAAGCATACTTTGGTGGATTCTTAAACAAACGAGAAGCGGTAAAATTTAGTAATCTATTGTATAGATCGAAGGGTACTAAGTATTCTATTGAACAGTTTTTCAGAGGATTTTATGGCGCAGATCCACAAGTCGTATATCCAAAAGAGAACATCTTTAAAGTAGGTCCAGCTATTGATTATGACTTAGACAGCGTTAATACCGGCGGTGAACAGATTAAAACAGAAGCTTCACTTATCGGGCCCGAGTCACAAAGATATCTAACCGATGATGAGAGATATCAGGTAATGTCAATTCTTATTAAGAGTGACATTCCTATTAGTACATGGTTAGAAACATATAAGCTATTCGTGCACCCAGCAGGTGCCCACATAGCTGGTGAATTGGTTCTAGAACTTGTGAATACAAATAAAATAACAAGTGAATATCTATTTGGTGTTCAGACGAACCTAGAGAAAACAACTAGTGTGTCATTCACCGCCCTGAATTCAGCAAGTGGTTCAGTTGATATTACATTGATTGAAACAGGCGATGGAGAGGTTGGTATGCTTCGTACCCAGGCTGGTTTACATATTGATAATACTGGTGATACAACGTTTGATAGTTCTGAAGGTATTACGTTCAGAGAGGCGCTATCACCGAACTCATTCACAATGGACGATTCAGACGAGTATGGTGTAATCACTCTAGACCAAGATTCAACTGGAACATCTCTATTCACACTCAGCACTATGGATGAAGCTAGATACACAACACTATTTGATTCAGAGAATTCAGCTGATTCTGCACATTATCCCTACCAACACATATAAATAATGTAAATAAACCTCAAGAGATTAAGTATGGCTAGACAAACAATCAATACTGGATCAGCTGCGAATGACGGCACAGGTGACACTCTTCGTGGAGCTGCCACAAAGATTAACTCAAACTTTTCTGAGTTATACACGCTACTGGGTGGTGATGCTGCAGGTACAGGTACTACTACTGCTCTTACTGACAGTGGATTAGACATTATCGGAACAACTTTTAGAACCAAGATCGGTGCTGCTGACCCTGGTTCAGAAATTTCTATTGATTTTCCAGATTCTGCCGGTACTGTAGTTGTTACAACTGCTACACAGACCTTGACAAACAAAACTCTAGCAAATCCTGCAATTACATCAGGGGTTCTTACGACTCCACAGATTAATGACACTAGTGCGGATCATCAATATGTGTTTTCTCCGAGTGAGCTAGCTGCAGATAGGACTGTTACACTTCCATTATTGACAGATAATGATGAGATAACATTTAATGCTCATACCCAAACTCTTACAAATAAAACTCTGACAACTCCTACAGTCAGTAGACCAAATATTCAAGAGTATTTTGCTGACTCATCAGGTGATCCTGTTGTCAATATATCGGCTAGAACATACGGCAAAACTAATAACAGAATACGTATCCAAAATTCTGCTAGTTCAGACGTAACTATTTCAGCATTTGGTGGTAGTACAAATGTAGGTATAGATATTGACGCAAAGGGTAATAAGCCTGTCAAATTAAGTAAATATGCAAGCGATATTGAAATCGTGGCTCCGGGTGCAACTATTGGTAGTGGTGGTACAGATATAACTGCAAGTATTATAAAATTGAACGGTACTACAGGATCTACTGTTACTTTGAACGATGCAATTACTGCAGGAACCATTTTACACGTTATCAGAGACACCAACTCTGGAACACAGACAATAACACCTGCTAACTTCTTACAAGGTACTACAATAGATTTTACGGCTAGCCAAACCGCAACACTCATTTTTGATGGCTCAAACTGGTTTAAAGTTGGTGGCACAGCTTCAATATCATAATAGGAAAAAACAATGGGCGCTATAATTACAGATAAATTAAAAAGAACTTTTTTGACACAGCTGTTTGATGAAGCAACTGGTACAAAATTTGGTGATTCAGATAATTACTATTATGTTGCAGTTGGAAGATCAAACCAATGGCCGACAGATGATACACTAGTTCAACCAGATTTTGATGAGAGAGAAGAGCGTGAGTTCAGATATGCTGCCCAGTCTGTAAAAGCTATTGAAGCTTTCTCATTTGTTGTTCCTATTGTAAACTGGGCTGCCAATACTCAATACGTGCAGTATAACGATAACGTAGAGGGACATCCATCAGGTTCTCCATACTATATTAGAACTGAAGATAATAACAACGTTTATGTTTGTATTCGTCAGGGTAAAGATTCATCAGGTGTTGGACAGGTCTCTACAGTAAAACCAACACACAGTGATACAACACTACCAATTGAAACTGATGGTTATGTTTGGAAATACCTATATACAATTTCAACAGCTGATACAAACTTCTTCGTTACAGCAAACTATATGCCTGTTAAATTCGTAGATTCAGCAAGTCCAACAGATGCATATTTTGGTCAAAAGACAATCCAAAACGCTGCTGTGCCTGGTCAAATTATTGGTTATAGAGTAACGGCGAATGGTAGCGGATATGACAGCGCAACTACGTCACTTACTGTTGTAGGTGACGGCACCGGGGCTGCAGCCCACCCAGTTATTAATGCTTCAGGTCAGCTGATCGCTGTTGAAATTGGTGACAGTAGAGGTGCTACAGATATTACAACATTTATGGGGTCTGGCTATAACGAGGCAAATGTCAGAATTACATCCTCAACTGGTAGCAGTGCAGCAGTTGTGCCAGTCTTCGCACATAAAAATGGTATCGGTGCTGATGCTAGAGAGGATCTAAGAGCAACTGCTATGATGTTCCATATTAAACCTGAAGGCAGCGTTGACAATACATGGGTCGTTGGAGGCCAGGACTATAGACAAGTTGCACTATGGAAAAACCCGTTAGATAGTGCTGGTACAAAATTTACAGGAACGAGTGGCGTTGTAACGAAAAGACTTACAATGACAGAGGCTCTAGATTTTTCAGGTCTTACTAATGATACACAAATTACTGGTGATAGTAACGCTGTTGGTTGGGTTGACTATATTGAAGACTCTACAGTCTGGTATCATCAAGATGAAACAACAGGATTTACGGCTTTCAGATCTGGTGAACCAGTAACTATTGGTGGTAACTCAAGAACTGTTGATGATCACAATGTTGTGTCTGATGTTGATAGACACAGTGGTACACTTTTCTTTATCAACAACGGTGAAGCACAACCACGTACATCAGCAAGCACAGACGACATTAAACTAGTTATTCAACTTTAAGGATACACAATGGCTACGAATGTAACAAGTACAACATTTTTAAGTGAATACAATGATGACTATAGAGATAGTGATCATTACCATCGTGTTCTTTTTAATAATGGCAGAGCTCTACAAGCTAGAGAACTTACTCAATTACAAACTATTATCCAGAAAGAGATTGAACGTCTATCAAAGTTTGTAGTAAGTGAAGGCTCTATATTTAATAACTCTGGTACACTTGCTTCTGGTCTTAATGCTGCTTCTTACACTTATATAAAAGTATCTGCACTACCATCTGGTTATGCTGGTATGAAGGGAAAGATCGTAAACCAAAACGATATTGTTTTTGGTGTCGTAAAAGCTATTGTTCCTGATAATACAGCTACTGCGACTCCTCCTGGTACTGTTATTTTAAGATTGACAGGAGCTGATGGTACAGCTAATTCCATTTCAGCTGATGTTTCAAATCCAAAAACGTTCTCACGTAATACTACAGTTACAATCGATGGAAACTCAGCTACTATTCTAAATACAAATGATGCTGTAGGCAAATCATCTCTTATCGAGACTCCACCATTTGACACCTATGCGGGTGGTCACTTAGTCACAACCGAAGCTCAGACTCTTGTACTGAACGCGACAAGCAATACTTACAGTGGTATCGTAGGTTTCAAAGTTACTGAGCAGGTTATTACAGCATCTGACAATGTTGCACTATATGACAACTCAGGCTCTACACCTAACTTAACATCACCTGGTGCAGACCGTCTTAAAATCACTCTTACACTAACGAAAAAAGAAGATACTGATATAGATGATACATTCTATGAGGTATTTAAAATTGTTAATGGTAATGTAACAGTTCTTAAGACTCCTGATAAGACATTAGGAAGAATTAATCAAATTGTTGCAGCAAGAACAGAGAGTATTACTGGTGACTTTATTGAGAATAAAGCTGGTGGTATGTTCGATCTTACCATCAATAAGGACAGTGCGTCAACAAACTTCTTATCAGTAGAGATTTCAAGTGGTACAGCATTTGTGAATGGTAATAGAATCGAAAGAGACTACAATATTCCATTCAGGGTCAGAAAACCTAACGATCCTGCTGATACTCAAAATTTGACTTCAGTGACACCAGAAGTAATCTCTGCTAAGTATGGTAATTATTTCCTATCATCTGAAGATAGCACATTTGGTCTAGTAAGCAGATTTGCTGACTCTTATGGTCATGTAAATCTTTATGACGCTATCGATCGTGGTGGTTCTATTATTGGTGAAGCGAGAGTCAGAAACTTAGACAAGTACGGAGATGACTTTAGAACACACGTATTTGATGTTGTAATGCAAACAAATCAGGCTGTTACGTCTGTTAGATCAATTGGTATCGATGCTGATAACTATGCAAATATTAAAGCGGTATCAGGTGAATATGGTTTAAATGATAAAGATGAAAATAACCTACTGTTCCCGTTGAAAACCGAGAGAGCTTATGCGGCTAATAACGTATCAATGACAGTTCAACGTGTCATTACTGGTACAGCATCTTCAGGAACCACTAGCATCACTTCAACGACTGGTACTACATTCGCTGACACAGAGGAATGGATTTATTCTACTGATAGTAGCGGTGCTTTAATTAATCCAGTAACTATTTCATCTGGTGGAGCAGGATCTTCAAGTGCTACACTCAATGGATTACCTGATGGTAACTTTACG